TCAGAGACATGACAATTCCTGATGAAGGATTAAGATTTAAAAATGGTTGCTTTGTTAAGTTTACTGTAGGAAAGTGCGAAAGTATAACTACATTCCAAGCTTAATATGGAAGAGCAAAACATTGATATAAAGAATAAACTTGATATTGTGGAACTTAAAGGTGAAATAAAATTACTGCGTCAAGAAGTTGATACAGTAAAAAATAATCACATTTGGCATCTACAAAAATCAATAGACGGTATTAATAAAGTATTATGGACTGTAGGGTTCATGGTACTTGCTCAATTTCTTTGGGTTATTAAAACTGTTATAATGGGATAGGAGACTAGTATGGCTACCTCTGGTACTTATACTTTTAATCTTGATACTGGTGAAATAATACAGGAAGCTTATGAGCGTTGTGGTATAGAAACCAAAAGCGGTTATGATTTAAAAACTGCTAGACGCTCATTAAACTTATTATTAACTAAATGGGTTAATGATGGTGTAAATTTATTTACATTAGATTTAGAAACAACTGATATGACAAAAGACCAAGGTCATATTACATTCAATTCTACGTCACATTTAGATGTGCTTGATGCAGCAATTAGAGATAACTCTAACACTTCAGATACTTCAGATATTATTTTAGAAAGAATTAGTATGGATGAATATCTTGCTATACCAAGTAAATTAAATACAGGTAAACCTGTACAATATGCAGTAGAAAGAAACTCTCAATTTACATCTTCAACTTCAGCAACTCATAAAGTTTATTTATGGCCTATACCAGACCAAACATATTATCAATTTTTAAGTTGGAGTATTAAATATCCTCAAGATGTATCTGCGACATACACACAAAATCCAGATATACCTAGAAGATATTTACCAGCATTAATAAGTGGTTTAGCTGTAGAGTTAGCTATTAAAAAAGTACCAGATAGACTTGCAGTGTTAAAACCATTGTATGATCAAGATTGGGAAAAAGCCAGAGAAGAAGATAGAGAAAGAGTTAGTTTTCACGTTCAACCACAGGTTTACTAATGGCTAGATATTCTGCTGGTAAAAAAGCATACTTTATTGATGACCGTTCAGGTTTTAAAGTTAAATATAAAAATGCACGAACAGAGTGGACAGGTAGTCGTGTTTACAAAGGCGACTTTGAATCTAAACATCCACAATTAGAACCACAGAAATATTTAAAGAAGGCTAGAGCAGACCTTTTATTTAAACCAAGACCTGATAACGACAACAAAAATCAAACTACAACTTTTAGAGCAGGGCCATTATTTAAAAACTTTGCTGCTAAAATGGGTACGTTTATTGGTGAAGTATCAATCAACACTTCAGAAGATTCTCCAGGTTTTAGCGCAACAGCATCTCAAGGTACTCCTTCATATGTAGCTCAAACTAATCCATCAGGAATAGCTGGTACATCATCGCAAGGCACTGTAGCAGCAACAGCTATAACTAATCCTACAGGAATAGCAGCAACTTCTGGACAAGGGGGGCCTCAATTTAATCTAACTGAAAATGCAGTTGGTCAAGCAGGTACTTCAGCACAAGGTTCATTAAGCTTTAGTGCTACAGAAAACGCAGTAGGAATTGCAGCAACATCAGCTCAAGGTACAGTTGACCCTCAACTAGTTGTTGCGATAAGTGGGTTGCAAATGACTGCTGGACGTGGTACAATATCAATAGGACAGCCTGGATGGGGTAATAATCCTTATGGCTTAGGAACATGGAACAATTAATATGGGATTAACTTACGTACAACTAAAACAAGCTATTCAGGATTGGTCTGAAAATGACGCATCTGAATTTACTACAGCGACTGGTTCTGGTAAAGCGCCGATTGACTTATGTATAGAATTAGCTGAAGACAGAATACAAAGAGAATCAGACCTTAATTATCATCGAAAAACTACCACTATTTTAGTAACTGCAAACACAAATACAACTGCTGTCCCTCAAGATGTTTATGTTACAAGATATATGAAACTACAAACAGGTGAGTTTTTAGAAGAAAAAGATGATACATTTATAAGAGAATATACACAAAATAGCGCAACTACAGGTACTCCAAAGTTTTTTGGATATACTAGTACAGGCGCTGCTTACTCTTCAAGCAATAGGCGAGTAAATTATTTATTTGGCCCTGTTCCTAGTGTTGACACTACGCTAGAAATAGGTTATACTATTAAACCAGCAGGATTAAGTTCTACCAACGCAAATACTTACGTTGGAGATTTTGCTCCTGATGTCATATTATATGCTAGTCTTGTAGAAGCTAGTATATTTATGAAAGACACAGGCGAGAAATTGCAAAGATATCAAGGTCTATATGACCGTTCTTTACAAACATTTCTAGCCCAAGAACAACTAAGAAAACGAACTGACGAGTTCATAAAAGGTGAAATAAAAGGATAAGATATGGGATTAACATCAGCACTTTGCAGCACTTTTAAAAAAGAACTATTGGAAGGCGATCATGACTTCAACAATGGAGCTGATGCTTTCAAAATAGCCTTATTTAAAGCTAACGCAAGCATAACAGGAACACACGGAGCGGCTACTACAAACTACTCTGACATGACTGGAGCATCCGACGAACTAGCTGCAACAGGAAACTATAGTTCAGGTGGAAATACATTAACAAATGTAGACCCAAGTGTTTCAGGCACAACAGCGATTACAGATTTTGCAGATACTTCATGGACTTCTGCAACATTTACAACTCGTGGTGCATTAATTTATAATTCAAACGATTCAAACTCAGCAGTAATGGTAATTGATTTTGGTGGAGACTACACAGTAACAGGGGGCACATTTACTATTGCATTCCCAACTGCAGACGCATCAAACGCAATTATTAGAATTGCATAAGGAATAAACTATGGCATCAACATGGAGTAATTTAGGTCTAAGATTAATGACCACAGGGGAAAACGACGGAACCTGGGGTGCACAAACTAACGACAACTTAAATAGAATAGAAGATGCAATTAGTGGTTACGCTACTATAGCTGTATCAGGAAATGTTTCTTTAACTTTTACTACTCAACCAACATCTTATGTAGATGAAAATGGTCGTAATAAAATTTTAGTATTTACAGGTACACCAGGCGCAACTAAAACAATTACTTTACCAGATATAGAAGCTCATTACTTTG